TACTTTTTCAACTGAAACTGTTAATATGTTATTATCAAAGTTTACAACAGTTGCACTAATATTATCACTACCTGATGTTGCTGATATTAATGATCCTTTAGTAACAGTATAAGAGCCTGCTGGCAAATAAACATCCTGATAGTTATTATGACTTGATAAAACTTCGTCAATGAATATTTCTTCAAAGTCATGTAACAGTTGATGAGTGCCTGTGCTTGATCCACCATTAACACCTGTTACAGGTTTAGTTAGATCAGCATCATGGAATAATTGTAGTGAACTTGCATTAACAACAGAAACATAATAAGTTGCTTCGTTAAGTAATCCTACTATTTCTAAATTACCATTTTTATTATATTGTACTAGATCACCTGTAGATAACCCATGATTGCCAGTTGTAGCAATACTATTACCTGATGCATTACCTGCTGTAAACGATACTGTTACACCTCTTGCTGTGTCATTATTAAATGTATTAGTAACGTCTTGGCTTGCCAAGTTCATTACTCGCATCACATATTGGTTTACAGTATCACGTTGAAGTCCTACAATGTTAACATTCTGTACATTGTCTACAACACCAACATTACCAATAATACCTTTGTCAGTATTAAATACTCTTGGTGAATAACCTGTTGACCTTAGTGCAAAGTAACCAAAGTTTGTTGCTGAGTTTGTAATAGATAGATAACCACCGTTTTGTGTTAAACATCCTTGTTCTGCAAAAATAACAAAACAACTAACCAACTGTGCATACGCATCGTTCATTACACGCCATGCTACACCTCCAAAGGATAGAATAGTAAATGCATTAGCAACCATACTCTTACCTTGTTCAGGCTGTCCATCTTCTGGTGTTACAGGATTCTCTGCTTCAATAGCATTACCTGGTGTGTTAGGAGTAACAACAAGGTCACCGTCTATTTCAACACCATTAGCACCTAAGAAGCTGATTACTGAACAGTTTTGTAAATATGGTGAAGTAGTTATTAACACTCGTGTGTTAGGCAAGTTTGTATATCCTGCTCTACTTGTAGCAGAGTCATTTGGATTATCAAATGCTACAGCAAATCTAAATGCCGCTATAGGTACAGTTCCTGATAGTGCATCTCTAAATGTCATGTTAAACATGTAAGAAGCATTACGCACTCTAAACATGTCTTCGTTTTCATTTGCTGGTCTTAAAATTACAGTTCTAATACTGTCGCCTACAATTGAAACATTGTCTGGAATAATTACAGGGTTATCAAGTATGTACTCGCCTGTTGCAACCATTACTGTAGCTCTGTCTACAACATCTTTAGATACATTGTATACCATGCCTGATGCAATTTGCATAGCACGTTTGATAGTTGCTACAGGTGCTGTTACACCGTCATTTACATCATTACCTTTTTCAGCACTTACATAAACTCTTTTACCACCAAATATATCACTATCACTAAATCCTAGTTGTCCTAGTCCATCTGTACTTACTAGTTGTCCTTTAGTTCCGTCTTGTAAAGGTAATACATAATCGTTTAAAGTTAACTTATCATTTAGGAACAGCTCACTCCAACGTTTTGTATTTGTACCTAGGTCATATAAATCGTCTGTATCAGGTATAAGATTGCCTTCAAAGTCTGCTGATACTATAATTGAATCTGTATCTGCATCACCGATTGTAATGTTTCCACCAATAACCACATTACCAGTAATCTCAGCATTGCCGTCAACTGTTAGTTTAGTTCCGTTGAATGTTAAGTTTGCACTATCTTCTATCTCTCCGTCAGTGCCTGCTAGTAATACTCGACCTGCGGTTAAGTCCTCAACTTTTAGTGTTGCAATTTCTGCTGATGTTCCTACATCAAGTGTAGCAACGTCTATGTCCCCAGGCGTTACAATATCACCTGTTGTAAAGTCCATAGTAACTTTGTTTAGTCCATCACCAAATTTAAAATCACCAGTCTCATCAAGTTGTAATCTTTGTGTTCCTGCTGTATAGAAATCTAAGTCATCATTGTCATTACCTGGTGTTGTTTCGCCTTGTACATAAGTGTCACCATCGACATCACTTACTCCGCCTAACGAACCCCATTGATTGGATGATAAGTAACCTTCAAATCTTTGTGTATCAGTATTGTATTTTATATCACCAACGTTTCCACTTGCTACAGTTCCTGCTGACGGAACACTTAATCTTGATGTTGCATCAAGTGTTGCTACAGTTAACACACTGATATTATCAATGTTATTGCTATCCATATCTAAATTGCCGGCCATAGCCTTTGTGCCATTTAGATCTAAGAAGCCTGGTCCTATAATACCTGGAACTGTTGCACCAGCATGGTTAATCCCTAGTCTACGATTTACATAGTTTCTTACAGCACTTTCTACTGGTACTGTGTCTGTTGCATTATCAGTCATGCCGTCGTCTGTACTAAATTCACTTACAGCAACACCACGTTTAAATCCAATGCCGTCTAAGTTTGAAAGAGCAATACTTGCGGCAAAAGTAACTGTACCTGTTCCTTGGTCAACTTTAAAATAATCTCCTACTCTAAAGTTACCATCTTGGTCAGTTGTTACAAAGAACACACGCCCTTTACCTTCTTCAACTACTTCTCTTGCTTGGTTTTTAGCAATCTCAGGTTTACCGTAAATTTCTCTTGGATAACTTGATGTCTGGTAACTTCCTGTACCAATGTCAAGTAAGTCATGTCCAGTAACTCTAAGTGTACTGATACCTACTGTAATGTCTGCTTGACCACCTGCTGGTAAACCTGCTCGTAGTGTAGGCTTATCTGGATACCCGCCGAGTGACTTAGTAAGAGCAGGAGTAATATCTACCTCTGCATATGTTTGTCCTGTTGCGGTTTTATCTCTGTATGCTGTTACTTGGTGGATAGTGTCATTAAATCCAAAGATGTATTTTGGTCCAACACTAATTCCGTTTTCAATTCTTGATTGCTCATTAGGATCTAAGTTAGTATCAAGTCTAATAGTAGTATCACCTACTTGTCCTGATCCTGCTGTACTACCTGCTGTGTCGTCAACTACTAATTTAACATAGTCATATGATTCACGCAATGTAATCCTTGCTACGTTATCAGGCAAGTCAGCAACATCATATGCTAACACACGATATACTTTAGTTGGGTCATCGTCATATTGTAATGCTGTACTAGGTCTAGTAGGGTTGATATCTAATATGTCGTCATATTTAATTACTTGGTTATTACGTAGGACTACAGGAGTTCCGTCTGGTATAGTAATTTGAACACCAGGGTTACTTGCTTCTCCTGCTGCAATGTTAAGTTGATATAATTGAGGCGAAGTTGCTTCAACGGCACTAACACTAATAACTTCATATCTAGTAAGATAAGTTGGGTCGCCTAATACGTTATTTGCTCCATTGTGATCAACATCAACTTCACTGATGTTATACGGTGCGTATGAAAGATTGTCAACATAGATAACTGTGCCACCTTGTATGTTTGTATAGGTAGCATCAGTCATTGCTGTACCAGTTTGGATCATATCATCAGCTAGTACTACATCATCACTGACTTCTAAAGGATCACTACCTCTTGCTAATAATGCATAGTCACCGTATGCAGTTGAACCGTTGAGTGATCTAATATCTGAGCCGTTTTCTGCAAGATAACTTACATGGCAATAGTAACAGAATACACTAACTGCTTCTGCACGTGAACCGTTTGTAGTATACAGTCCATAACCCAAATCGTTAATTTGTGTAAAGTCATTTGACAGCATGGATATATTACCTGCTGTTAATATTTCTATATCATAAGGCAGTGTTGGTAAAGTTTGCCCTGGATTAATTACTTCGTAATGTGCATCAGTCCATGGAGTATCTTCTGACAGTACACATCTCCACTGGTCTGCTGATACACCAACTTTATCTACTTTGTTAATTTGCCACCTAACACCATCAATAAAGAAACTAGTTGGAGTTTGTGGCTCTCTGTATATATTGTCTATAACAATTTCAGTTGTACTATTTGCTTGAACAATTCTTGCATCTTGGTTACCACAGAATCCATCAACAAACATACCACCTGCAAAACTTACTTTGGGTGCTAATGATTTACTAAAACTTGAACAAGTTTGTGTGTAAGGTGATTTAGTAAGTATTTGCCCTTCTGGGTCAAGCACTTCCATAAATCCGCCATGTCCTTGTACTGACAAGTTTCTAATAATTGTAGCATCATTCATTAAGAATACATCAAGTGTATCATTATCTTTAGGAGCATTAAAGCCTGTACCGCGTATAATATTTGCAATACCGCCAATAAAACTATTTGATATTACTTGTGCGTCTGTAGTTAGTAAAGGCGCTATCTGTGTTGCTAGATAATCAAGTGCCGCGGCAGTTTCAGTTACCTGATTTGCTGGCAGTTGTCCTTGATACATTAGTGCATTGTTTAGTGTTTCTAATTTGCCGCCATCTCTTAAGTCTATTGAAAGAGCATCAACAATGTAGCCAACGTCACGTCTACACTTATCTACATCATATGTTAAACTAGGATATGTACTTGTTATAAAAGTAATTACAGCATCTTGAAGTGTTGCTTTACTAGAAAACAATACATTGTAATCATCAACATAAGCACCTGGATTGTTAACAAAGGTATATATTAGGTTAGCACGATCTGTTAAGTAGTGAGCACCAAACGGACGCTCTCCAACAACAGCAGGATCAAGTTCTAGTTTATCAGCGTTACGTTTAAATTTTATTTCTGAATACGGACTTGCACTTGCACCTGGTTTTGGTCGAATAATGCTTCTTCTAAATTCATCACCTTTGATGGAAACATTGTTTGGAACTTTAATCGGAAAGTGTTCGTAGTAAATACCTGTTTCAAGCCTAATGGTTATTTCTGGTGATTCATTGTTTCCTGCTTCAAATGTTTGATATGGTAAACTAGGAATAGCATTACCAAATTTAATTTGTTCGCCTTGTAAAAATTCACCGTTCTCTACATCAATAATAAGTGTATCAGATGTACCGCCAACGTTCTTAGTATATTCTTCTATAAGTCCAACAGCACCGCTATTCTGTCCAACAATACGCATGCCGCTTCTTAGTTCAGTTGTAGCATCTAACTCGTATGTCTCTTTAGACATTTGGATATTTTTATATGGTCCGCTATCAGTTACTGACGATATTACTGACCTTACTTGTGCATCTGCTGCATTAGTATATGTAATCCATTTTTGATACGGACCTAGTCCTAAAGAGGCTTTGTCCATAACACGTTGAGCTTCTCTACAAGCTGCGTTTAGTGTTCTAAATGCTGTACCTGGAGTACGACCTCTTTTTGATCCGTATGTGTTATCATCTTTACCATTTGTCGAAACATACATCACATTTGACGATCCTGTAAAAGGACTTGATGCTACTTGATAAAATGTATTACCGTCGGAATATTCTAGACTTTGTGTTAATGCATTATAACGAAATAATCCTTCAACCGGAGCCGGTCTAGGTTCTTCACCTCGCATGTAAATTTCTGATAAGTTACCAGCAGAATCAACTTTAACTTTGTCACCAAATACTGTAGTACCACCTGCGGTTACTGCATCACCTACATGTAGTTGACCTGTAGTAGTGTCATATATTATTTCACCATTAAGAGGAGTAAACGCATCTCTGTCAGTTGTAGGACCACGTCTTACAAGAATACTACCATTTTCACTTGACATTAATTAATCTCCAATTATTGGACTGTCGGGTCCGTAAGTAACATTAGGATCATATGATGCGGTACCTTTTAATGGTATTGCTCCGCCATCAAAGTATGATGCAGGGGGTGCGGCAATAGCGCCGCCTTCTATATCGGAAATTTTAACAGCAACATATGAGGCTTGATTAATTTCACCACCGTCTATTGGTGGGATATTAAAGAAGTTATTCTCATCAAATGGTGCTCCTCGTCTTATAGCCATAAACATACTATCCTTTTGTATATTTATTACTTTTAGACGAGAGAGTTTTTAAAGTGCGATGCCAGTTGTTTGTGATGTGTATTGTTTTGCAATCTCTGTTTCTGTCTTAGCAAGACAACTTACAGAGTGTGCTTGTAATACAAATTTTGCATCAGGGGATACGCCAAACATGAATGGTGCTAGACCTAGTCCTTGCTGTTGTGCAATAAGAACCATTGGTTTGTGTAACTTATATGAAGTAGCCGTCTCTTCTTCTAATCGAGCTACTAATTCTTCGCCCGAACTTAGTTTAAAAGACACTGTGTCTCCAATTTTGTATGGTGTTTCTAATAACATATTTTTTATCTCTAAAGTGTGTGTCCGGTACCGTTATATCCGGTATCGTCTAAATAAGCGGCAAATTGCTCGTAGCCGCCAACTGCTTTGCCACTAACTTTAATTTGTGGGAAAGTTCTTGCACCTGGAAACATTTCCATGATTTCTTCTCTATCAAAGTCTGTTCCTAGTTGCTTGTATTCAAAACTAAGTTGACGCATTTCGCAAAGTTGTTTTGCTTTAACGCAACTTGGGCATTGTGGTTTGCCATAAATTTCTATCATAATGAAAATCCTTTGAGGCTGTCTGTATCAACATCCTGCTTAATGCCACCAATGATATAACTTTCAACTTCTGTCTCTTGAGGTGCAACTTGCAAGCCTGAGCTAGATAGCCAATGTTGTGTCCAAGGTAGCGGGTTAGTATTAATAGGTGCATCAAAGATAGCATTGTATCCTAATGCTTTTAACCTACGATTAGCAATGTACTCTACATATTGATTAAGTAACTGTGCGTTCAAACCAATCATAGAACCATCTTTAAACAAGTACTCAGCCCATGCCTTTTCTTCTGCAACACATTCACGCCACATATCATATACTTCTTCTTCACACTCTTTAGCAATCTTCTTCATTTCTGGATCGTCTTTGCCTTGAGCCCAAAGTTTAAGAACGTGAGTACTAAGTGCTAAATGCTGTGCTTCATCCCTAGCGATAAGACTAATAATCTTAGCACTACCTTCCATTAGTTTTAATTCACCAAAACCAAAGGTGCAAGCAAATGACACATAGAAACGTAACCCTTCAAGAATGTTTACATTCATCATTGCAAGGTACAGTTTCTTTTTCACATCACGCATATTGCCTTCTTTACGATGTATAAACGCATCAGCGGCTTCAGTAAATGCATCATAGTTCTTAGTAACGGCTGTTGCACGTTTGATAATTTCTTTATCATCTAAGATAGTGTCAAATACTTCTGCTGGATCGGCGTACACATTTTTCATAATGTGTGTATAAGAACGTGAGTGAATTGTTTCAAAGAAATCCCAAGTAACAATACAACCTTCTAGTTCAGGCAATGATACATGCGGCAAAAATGCTAAACATGGACCACGTCCTTGTACACTATCAAGTAGAGTTTGATACTTTAGGTTACTTGTAAAGATATGCTTCTGCTCAGGGCGGAAGTTTGCAAAGTCAGCTCTGTCTTTTTGTAGGCTAACTTCTTCTGGGCGCCAAAAGTAACCAAGCATTGTTTGATTAAGTTTGTCAAACACAGGGAAACGAAATGTATCGTAACGCTGTGTATTTTGATCTGCTCCGAAGAACATGTTCTGTTTGGTGAAGTCCACCTTGTCTTGATTAAAAACTGTCTTTGCCATCTGTTTGATTCCTTATATCTCTAATATACAATACTATAGTTTTGACTGAATGTCAACAACTAAATTGCACATGCCTCACATTCTTCGCCATCTTCGTAGTCATTTTCTGATGGCTGTAACTCTACTTCTTTTTCTTCTAGTTCTAGTTCACTTGGATCTGTTTTGTAATCATACGTGTTTTGATAGTATGATGTCTTCCAACCTAGTTTATAAGTTGTTAACAAATCTTTTAACATAACACTCATTGGAACTTCGTTGTTCTCAAAGTGTGTTGGATTGTAACTCCAGTTACCACTAATCGCTTGATCAAAGAACTTTTGCATTACAGCAACAATATTGATATAGCCTTCGTTACTAGGCATATCCCATAGTAAACTGTAATTATTCTTTAACGTCTGATACTGTGGAACAATTTGCTTAAGAGGCCCTTTCTTGCTTTTCTTAACGGACAAGTATCCTCTAGGTGGCTCAATTCCGTTTGTTGCGTTTGACACAACAGAACTGCTCTCCGATGGCATCTGTGCGGACAACGTTGAGTGTCGTAGCCCGTGTTCCTTAATGTCATTGCGTAAACTATCCCAATCATAGTTAAGTTTAACCTTTACAATATCATCAACTTCCTTTTTATAAGTATCAATCGGAAGTATGCCTTCTGAGTATTTAGTACGATCGAAGTATTCACATGCACCTCGTTCCTGTGCTAAATTGTTACTGGCTTTAAGCAAATAGTATTGAAATGCTTCTGTCAATTCGTGTACAGCCTTCCAACTTTCTGGGTCTTCGTATTTTGTTTTATTCTTCGCAAGATAATGTGCTAACCCAATGTAGCCTACTCCTAATGAACGTCTTGCTTTAGTTGACTTCTCTGCAGCTAAAATAGGATACTTTTGATAATCAATAATTTCCTCTAATGCTCTTACAGCCAAATCACATAGTTCATCTAAATCATCTAAACTTCTAATAATACCTACATTAATAGCACTTAAAATACATAGAGCAATCTCACCTTCTGGGTCATCAATGTGCTGTAATGGTTTTGTAGGCAATGTGATCTCTTGGCAAAGATTGCTCATGTAAACTGTGTCTTTAAATGAACTGTGTGTATTACAATGATCCACGTTCATTACATATATACGTCCTGTTTCTGCACGTTCTTTAATTAGAGCAGAAAATAATTCCATTGCTGGTATAGTCTTCTTCTTAATACTTGTAGCACGTTCATACTTTTCGTATAGTTCATTAAACGCATCTTGGTCACCAAAATATGCTTCGTATAAACCTGGCACATCATGTGGCGAGAAAAGAGTTATATTGGCGCCGGCCAACAATCTTTCATACATAGTTTTGTTTAACTGAATTGAATAATCTAATTTACGTACACGGTTGTCTTCTGTACCTTTATTATTTTTTAATACAAGAATGTCTTCAATTTCTTGATGCCATAAAGGGAAGTGGGTAGTTGCACTGCCGCCACGTACTCCATTCTGTGTACAACAACGTACTGTACTTTCAAATTTCTTTAAGAAAGGAATGATACCAGTGTGCGCCACTTCTCCACCGCGTATCTTTGCATTGACTCCACGTATACGCCCAGCATTGATACCAATCCCTGCACGTTGAGCTGTATAGCGGCCAATAGCCATATCACTAGAAAAAATGCTGTCAAGAGTGTCATCGCTGTCAACAAGAACACAACTTGCAAACTGTCTAACAGGAGTTCTGACACCCGCCATGACTGGGGTCGGTATGTTGATTTTAAAAAGTGAGGTCGCATCGTAGTATCTCCTTACGTAATGCATACGTGTATCTTTTGGATAGTTAGCAAACAATGTTGCCGCAATCATCATATACATGAATTGTGGAGTTTCAAATATTTTACCTGTGCTTCTGTCTTGACACAAATACTTGTCTACTACTTGTCTTAGTCCTGCGTATGTAAAGTTTTCGTCTCTCTTATGACGAATGTAACTGTCCAGTGTTTCAATTTCTTCTGGAGTATACAGA